CGATCCCGGCTTAATACCAGCCGCAATCAATTCCCTAATCTTGTCGGTTTGTTTATTTTGCTCTGTAAAATCTTTGGCCAGTTGTTCGGTATATTTTGCACCTGACGGGTCTAACTGCATCCAAACAGACATAGGTTGACCCCCGGCAGGGCCGCCGAATTTGCTCATGGCTGCGGCCATCGGAGGATTGCCAGGCGCAGCACTTGGCGCACCGCCAGTCGGCATTGCCCCGCCAGTCGTGGCTACAGGTGCAGCACTTGGGGCATTACCTGCATTGCCTGCATTGATAAATGCTTGCATTTGGGCGTTTTTTTGCATTTGCTGCAACCCAAAAGCCTCATGCGCCGGATTCGGGCTTGTCATCAACAGCCGAGCCATTTCCTGCTGATTCGGTGCTACTGCCGCACGACCAGGTATCGTATATGCCGGTTGTACAATATTTCCTTCACCGGGCTGGCCCTCTGGAACCCTTGTCGGAGGCACAAGATCGGTAAGATCAGACCCACTAGGGACAAAACTTGATTCTGGAATATCTCTACCTGCAACCGCAGGAGTGCCGGCGCCAGCCTCAAACGCCTTTCGCAATATATCTGACGATTCTGTTTTATATCTTTCGCCGAGCGCTTTCTCTTCATCCCGCGCCTGCCCCTGAAAGTATGCCCCGCCAAAGCCCTGTAGCAGCTTTGCCAGCCCTGCCGTTGCCGGTGTGCGCGCCTCTATGCCCTTGTAGCTGAAACGCTCTAACGGTGCTTGTGACTGCGCCTGAAGCATCTCTGCCATGCGTTGCTGGTCAGCTATTCTCGACAGCTCTGCCTGGTATGGGCCCGGCAGGTTAAAAGCGTGAGTTGGATTGATTGTGGCCATTTGCGCCTCTAATAAGACGGTGTGAAGTTCTGTGAATTCGGGTCGTATTGTGTTGATTTCTCAACAACCGGCGCACCACGATTCTGCATCATCATTTTCATAATCATGTCGTTCATGCCGCCACCACCAGATTTAGGCGCGCCCATCGGCCCGCTATACCTTTTGTAAGGCTGCGTCGGGTCTTGCAGCATAGCGGCGAGCTGCATCCGCTTGTCGTCTGGATTGAAGTTGTAGGTTGAGTTCATGTCATCCCCATTGCTTTTAAACTGGGTTTTAAAGTCATTTTTAGTGCGTCCATTCTTTTTGAATATATCTCATAAAGATCAGGATGACGATGTTTTGTCCATTCAATTCGATCCGCAGAATGTTCTAAAAACGCTGTGCAATCATAGCAATCAAGGCTTGAATGATCTATCGAGTAATGCTCCGGCAAACTGCCGCGCTGTTTCAACAAATAATCAAAAACTTGTTGTTTTGACCATGTTTCTATCGGTTGCAGAAACTTGATACCATCTACAACAGTTCCATCAACCGCCGTTGATTTATGGCTTTCGCTCAATCGTTGCCCTCGGATCAATTCCGTAATGCCGATTTCTTTGCATTTTTGCATCATTGGATTGATGATATTTTCAAAACAGCAGCCTAAATAACTTTGAACTTTTGTCTGTTTAGTGCCTGAAAATGTCATGCCTAAATTTGTAAAATTGATCGGCACAATGTCAGAAGGCAAACCCCATTCATCATTTTGTTTTTGCTGATCCGTCTTAATTTCTACAAATTGAAATGCTTGGCTTCTAATCTCGTTTACGATTTCCAATGTTTCTGGATAGCCTTTGCCAGTATTGGCCCACAAAACAACAGGATTTAAATGCTTGCATAAATACCAGCAAGCTAATGAATCTTTGCCGCCTGAAAAAGCTAACCCAAGCATTAGAAAAACGCCATCCCCGCCAACCCTCCAGCAGTCCCAAGCATCCCGTAAAGCCCCGCATTCTGCGCGTTGACGTTGGCCGACTGTATACCGTATTGATCCATCGCATTCTGCCCGGCTGCCTGCGTCCCTGCAAATAACGGAGCAGGAGCAATACTGGTCGGTGAGTAACCCTGAAACTGCGGCATTTGGATCTGCGAGCCGGACATTAAGCCAGTGATTTCGTTTAGCGGCTGCTGGCGTAAAAATGCTTCTCGCTGCAATTCGGCTTGTTGTGCGGCGTTTTGAGTGCCCATTTGTGAGCTGGCTTCGTTAAATCCCTGCGCCCTGGCGCCGGTATCTAGCGCAATACCTTGTAAAGCAGCTTGCGAAAGAAGATCATTCTTTTGCTGGTTTTGGGAAATCATGGCGTTTTCGTATGCTTCGCCGCCCGGCACTAAACCTTGATTTAACAACCTTGACCGTGTTGCCGCGTCTTGTCTTTCAAGCTGCGGCGCCAACCGAGCCATAATTGCTTCTTGTCCTGTAGTTCCAGCATTGACCGGCATTCTGGCAAGATTAGAAGTATCAATACGAGTCTGCAATCCCATGCTGTTTGGGGAAAACGGATTAGCTAAAGCACTTCGCGCCGTTCCGATACCTTGCTCGCCCAAATTGGCAAGCGATCGCTGTACGCGTTGCTGTGCTTCTAAAGTTGATTGTGCGTCGGGTGTCAGGGTTTGCGTAATTGTCGGCTGGTCGCCTTCGCCAAAAGTAACAGTCTGCCCACCCAGCGGCCCGCTAACGTTAGGATTGTTAATACGACCTTGCAGCCTGGCGGTAGCCTCGTTTGCTGCGCCCTGCTCACGAGCTGCGCCCGCGTAGTCCGGCGCCGGCGGTGGCGAAGGTGAAGATTTACCCATGATTTGCTATCCTTTTGCTATATCGTTTATTTAAAAACCGGCAGTCATCGCGGCGCAATGTGTAAAACACAATGTCGCCGTGTGGTCGCCCTTCTTTAATTCTGCCTTCTTCGGTAAATCCCATTTTCTTCACTACCTTAATGCTTTGTTCGTTATCGCTTCCAACCGGGCAAATAATCTTTTCAACCTGACAAATGTTATACGGGTAATCAAATATCGCCGCTAAAAAAGCAGGTGTCAGTTGGCCTTCAATAGCGAAATGGCACCATATGCTTTGATGATTCCAATTCTCGTAAATGACTCCTGCAATAAACTCATCATTTCGTTTTAATCCTATCGCGTTGGCTCTGGTTTCTAAAAAGCCATAATCAACACGTTTTGCTACCCAATGGCCGACATCCGGCCCCGATACTATATCCCTGCCCATCCTGCCTGATAAACAACGTCAGTAGATGCCCACTCAATTTGCAGCCCGCTGGATGCGCTTTTAAGCTGGATAGATCCGCAGTAACCAAGCCCGGTAACACCTTGCCAGTTGTTCGTAATCTGCAAACCAGATCCCCACAATGCAGAATCCCACGTTCCTGCATCCCATAATCCAACAGCAGATGCAGATGAAGAAATAGGCGCGGTTGTGTCATCAACGTTAAAATCTACGTTTATGCCAACAAAAATAGCCGGTGATCCGTTTGTGAAAATACTTGGCCGCGCCCTGGTGAAATACTTTTTTACGCCGCGGCTGTCGAAATAGTTAAATGCTTGGAAAACATTTGTTGCAATATTGGATGTGTTATCCACGTAGGTGTCGTCCCACGCCCTAACCACAACGCCATTGCCGCCGTAATAAGGATTATCGTTGTAGGTTTCCCAACAATTTGCTGGCCAGCCTTGAAACTGTGACCAGCTCGTCGTGATTGTGTTCATCACGTATTGTTCTTGCTGGCCTTCTGCGATCGGTACATTGATCCACACAGCATTGCGCCGAGCGTTGTAGTAGACCTGCCACCCAACTGCGGCGTGCGTGCCACCGTAGTTCGTTGTGGCTTGAGTAATGGCGCCTTGTATCTTGTTTGACAGCGCCACGCGAGGATCAAGCCTGGATGATTGCAAGCTCTGAGCCATCGGCATCAGACCGTCATAAGTCAAAATCAGCAGGTCGCCGCCCCACTTCAGCATGGCTCGGTTGCCGATTGGCGATCCTAGCTTCCAAACTCCGGTCAGCGCCCAAGTAGCATCGCTAGCAGGATCGGTGCCTCGGTAAACAATCACCTCGCCGTTGCTGGTAACAAACACCAGATTGTCGTCAACGCCATAACCTGCGTCGATAGTCCAGGTATCCAGATCCACAAGATGCCCGCCAAATTTGGCAATAGCTGACAGGTCAAGCACTTGTGCGGCGCCGCCGACTGCGCTGGTCGGCAGGTACCACGCCTTGAGCGTGTCTTTCTGAATAAACCAGAGGCGATTCTTGAACAGCGTCACATTTGATAAAGTTGTCGTCGTCACGCCGGTAATAGCTGGCGTTGAAGCAGCATCAATTGCAACCCAACTTGTGCCATCGTACAACCGCGGCTTGTCCGCACCATTCACGGCATACAAATAAGTGCCGCCGGTCGTCGTAATGTTGATATATTCCCAAATTGCATTAGTCAGGCCAGTAACAGTGGTTGCAGTTGCAGCACCTGCGGTGCTGGCATCGTAGAATTTAAGATCCGGCGTTCCGACCGCGGCAAACATTTTGCTGCTGGCGCCGCCGTTGTAGACCATGATCGTCTGCACCTGGCCGGTCATGCCGGTAGCCCAATTCGTCGAACCACCTCGCAGCACGCAGTTACTGACTGTCGGGAAGAAATTAATCAGTTGAACC